CTAGGCCGTAGCGGCCACCTCGGCTAGTTGAACGATCCACGGCCGACCAATCTTCGCCGGCTCATCGATTTGCAGAACTTCGTAGTCGCCCCCGCGATGCCGTTGAAATCGATCGCCGAGAAGCATCGGCTCGGGCGACACAAGATACAGCGTGCCGGCCGCTGCCTCCGTCTGATTCGTTGGAACCATCTTGAGATGACCGACGACCGCCGGACGGATCAGGTCAAGGCGTTCTAGCTCTGGACCGTCCGGGGTTTCACGCCACACAGGACGGACTAAATCGAAGCGTTCGGCCATTGCCGGTGCAACCTTCAGTTGGGTCGCCGAGCAGACTAAGCGGGTTGCCCCCTGCTGCTCCATGACGGTCTGCAGCGTCGAGCAGCCACCTGCTGTATCGATTAATAGGTCGCCAGGTTGCGGGGGATTTGTCCCGTCAACAAGAGAAATCTGCCAAGTCACGTCCGTCCGCACGAGCGCTATGCTCGCGTCGTCGACTGCGAGCCGTTTTTCACGATAACGCCAAGCCATCGTCTCCACGGCGTGCTCGCGACAACCGCCTCTCAAAAGGGTGACTGGCTCAAGCGTATCGATCACTTCGGCGAAGTCTCCGCCGGCGTTCCATACCTCGATCATCGGCTGCCTCCTTGCGAGACGACTTCAAATGGCACTAAGTCCGCAAGCTTCTGATCGCACCAATCGACCGTTCGCTGCAACGACTCGACGTATTGCTCCCAATGAACGCGTTGGCCATCGATCCAGTAGGTCGGCTTCAGGTTGCTCCGCACTTCCTGGATCTGGGCGAGCGTCTGGGCGCGGATTGCTCCGATCTGAGTTACTTCCTGTGACATATTTCTAGATCGCCCTGATTGAGAATTGAAAAATCACCGGTTGCCCGACAGCTGGCAACATTCGATAGCGGACCAAGTAAGTCTTCCCAGCGTCCGGAAACGCCAGATTTTCTGTGACATCGATCTCGTGACGAAAGTTGTATCCCGTCTCGTCTTGATCCCAGACACCACCGTTCTGCAGCGTATCGAACAGAATTGCCGACGGAGTCAGCGTCTGACCGGCGTGGCCGACTACCAACTGGTCGTCGAGTCCGCTGCACAGGTCCTGCTCGACGATCGTGTAACTTGCCGAAGCAATCGCGGCGGGTTCTATCAGACCACCGTCTGCGGCCTCCAAACGGGCAAGCGTGATGACACTCCCTCCCGCGAAGACTGCGCCGTAAGTATCGCTAACAACACGCATAAGACCTGCCTTAGTTAACCGTGAAAAATCATCCCCGCCACAACGCCGGACGACGGCACCGCCGTTGCCGCCGAAGCACCGCTCCGGGCGACCGCAGCAGCCACCGCCGAGAAAGGATGGCTTGTAGGCAGCACCTGCCTCGATTCGCTGAGAGCCGGCTCGCTCTCACCACCATCGTTGGCGGCGGTCGTCAAGACTCTTATGTACGCACCTTCATAAGATGCAGGAACGACGAAGCTGCTTGCATCTCGGCTCGCCTCGATGGACTGCCAGTTGTTCACTCCATTGGGGCTCAATTGCAAAGCTGTCGAAATTGAGAGCGGGCCATTTCCGTGAGACGCCCAGTCACCAGCAGGCACCGCAAGGACCGCCCCTGCCACAACCTGATTGCTCAGGATCGGCGGAGTGAGCACGGTCGGCTCAGGACCCGAATACAGTTCAGCAACATCGGCTGCCGCCAGCACTGGGTGAACCCGCAACCCGGCGAGTCTTCCATCAAAGACGAGCGATCCCCAACCGGCCCTTCCGATCTCATCCGGGTCAGGAAATCCAAGATGCTGGGACGTCTCGGCAGGTGTCGAACCGACCTCAACACCATTGAGGTAGTTCCGTAGCACGATGCCATCCCACACCACCGCGGCATGATGCCAAGCGTCCGGGGCGATCGGATTTGCCACGGTGTACCAGTCGGTTCCATCGAAGAAGGCGCCAACCATCGTGCCATCGGTACGGGTTCCTAGACGCGCCGAATTGTTCCCTCGCAGCTCGATGATGGTGCCGAAACTCGCGTCTTCGTATCGAAGCCAAGCCTCCAAGGACCAACCGGGATAATTCGGTAGGTCGCTCGCCAGTGATAGGTAGTCGTTAGCCCCGTCGAAATCGAAAGCCTTTGGCAGCCACCCGTTCGGACCCGGTGCTGTCATTGTGGACGCGTCCTTACCACCGGCAACGGTCGCCGATGGCCCAGACTCCGCAACAACCGCCGTCGTCGCGGAGTCATCTTGGAGCGGCCAAGAAGCGTAGGCTTGTGACAAGAGAGACCAGTAGCTCATCAAGAGATCCTGTATGGCTCGTGCAGCAGCTAACACAAAAAGGCTGGCGCGCCGCGACTTGGAGCAACGACCTCGTCACGGCGAGCCAGCCAACGAATCACCCTCGGGCTAACCGGTGCACTTCACCACGTAGCGCGGATTGATCACCGCGGCGGCACCCCGCTCGCTTGCCTTGAAGCGGAGCACGATGTCGTTGGTGAAGTCGGCTTCGCTGCCAAGCGGGGCCTGGGTTACCGTGATCGGCCAGTTCTCCATGTAGGCAAACGCCCGACGGAAGTCGCCCAGGAACCACCACTTCTTGGCCTCGTCAGCCGCCACGCCCGACGCGAGCACCCGGCGGTAAGCCAAACGGCTCTCTTCGACCTGATAGTTGCCTAGCGGATTGGCAGCGACCGTTGTCGTCGGACCGCCGGTCGGGGCGTAGGCGATCTCCGCCGCATTGAATGTCCGATGCGCGGCGTGCCGATACGCTGGCATCACCAACGCGGTGGTCGCTCGCAAGAGCACCGGCTCGCCCGTCGCCGGATCGAGCATGTCGGCGAACAACTGCTCGGCGGCATCGACGTTGGTCCAGTCGACCAGTTCGTTGCTCGCCAACTCGTTCGCCCACGGCCCGGAGGTCTGATACGTGTCGTACGCAACGCCCTTGTGGGTGTAGTTGTTGGAGACGCCGGTGATCAGATCGAGGATCCGCTTCTCTTTGTTGAGCCCAAGCACTTCGCCCACCTCGGCGGCGCGGCTCAGGATCAAATTCGTTCGATCGAAGAAAATCGCCTCCTTCGTGACCGGCACGATGAAACCGTGCTTCGCGGTCGACGGGGTTTCTATGTAGTCTTCATCGAACCCGAGACTCGGAAACGGCATGCCGGGAGCGACCTCATCAATCTGATCGCTAATCCGTGACACGCCCGGCAGCTTCTCGCCGTCCAGACGGGTTGGCACCGTCTCGACCAACCGCGACGCGACGAACGCTTCCTGCTCGTAGGCCTCGAGGATTTTCGCATGGATGACCTGAGCGGTCACATTCTGGAAGGCCGTGGCATCGACGCCCTCTCCCGATTCGGTAATCGGGGCAACCCCGCCGCTGCTCCGAGGGTCGAGGGTCCGCACCCATTCGCGGCCCTCCGGGATCAGGGCCTCCGCCAAGTCACGGAGGCTGAAGTCGTCTGGCCGCAGGCTCTTGTCGGCCAAAGCTTCGCTAAGATGTTCGACCGTTTTGTTCGAACCATCGAGTTCGTAGCGCCGACGCAGTTCGCGGTAGTTTAGCAATCGCATAAGGAAATCACCCTGGGTGAAATGAAGTTAAGAGGAACTGGCACCTATCGATTACTCGCGATCTTGCGGCCCGCCTCGCATGACGCTGCTGACAACGTCCACAAGGACACGTGTGGTGGCCGTGAGGGCCTGCTTCGCACAACGGCCGATCGCCGTGGAAAGAGACGCGGCCGAGTCGACTTTCTGATCGAAGAGTTGATCGCCGGCACCGTTGACCGCCGAAGAGACTTCTTCGCCCAACTGCCAACTCGTCGAATCGCAATCCATCTCGAAGACACCGGACGTCGCGATCCGGATCGTGGTCGCCTCGCCCGCAGGCGAGGCCTGCATGGCGATGCCAACAAAGCCATCCTGAAACCCTTGCAGGTTCAAGACGCTCGATCCTTGATCCGGCATCGAGCCGGCCGGGACCGCTTCGCCGACGCCGGCATCCATGTAGATGAGATCGCCGATCTCAACTTCGGTCGCTACTGCTACTGGGAGCGTCACCGGGTTGGTGTCGCCGTAACGCCATCGCATCGTGTTCGCCATAACTGGCTCCAAGGGAAAAATGGTTCCTGCACGCGCACGCGGTGCTTCGTCGGTAGAATCAGCCGCGGCGAGAGACCGCCGCAACAAAGGAAGCCGTGTCGGTCACCGCTTCGGTGGTTGCAGCCACGAAGGTCTGCTCGCGAGAACGCGGGAGCCGATCGTCGGCGACGGTGCGAACCAACTGGGCGCGGTCCTCGACCAACACCGACAGATCGGCTTCGTCGGCCGCCATCAGCTGTCGGATGAACGCTTCGCTCAAGACCATCTCAATGGCTTGCTCATCAAGCTTCTGCTCAGCGATTAAGCGATCGATCCGCTCGCGGCGTTGTTCGCGTGCCTGCCGAGCTCGCAGTTGCTTGATCTCTTCTCGCAGGGTGTCGTTCTCGGCTTTCAGCTCTCCTTCGGAGCCCACGGAATCGTGCTGCTCAAATAGACCGGCAGTCGTCGCCGGGTCGGCAACGAGATCGACACTCTGCACGCGTGTGATCGCCTCAACCACTACGCCTTCCGCCTCACGCCGCGTGCGTGCCAAAACGTTGTGCGAGAGACCGACATTCTCCGGAGCGTGTTCGGCGTCCCAAGCCAGCTGCTCAGCCAAAGCATGCTTCGGGTTGTAGTGCAGGTCGCCAAACAAGCCGCTTAGCCGTTCAAACCGCACGTTACGCACAACACCCAACCGGTCTCGGTAATCACGCGGTGCCAGCGGGTCACGCTGCGGGTGATTCACGTTGACCTTCGATCCTTCGTAGAGGCCCATCGCCTCACGAAGCGCTGCCTCGGCATAGCGCCGCCCGTTGCGTGATCGAAGCCCTAAAAGCTTCACGCCCCGCAGCACGCCTTGCCCCGCGTCTGACCGCAGCGATTGCCCCGCCGAATCAAAGTACTCATGAACCACCGTGGCCTGGGCCTCGGCCAAAGGTTCAGTTTGCGCCTCGGTCGATGGCTCAACAGCAACATCCGACATAAGAGGGTGCCTCCATAAAACGAAGAAAGCCCACGCCCGAGCTCCCTCTAGGAAGGGCTCGGGCGTGGGCTCGAGAGAGATGCCGCCCGACCAACAGGTCAGAGGGCTTGGCTCGATGCCGAATCAAGATTGTTCGGGCAACCGGTGCCCGTCGTCTAAATGCTGGTTACCGCACGACGCGATCGCTCGACAATCGAACTTGCTGGATGAACCCATCCTGCACGTTCACCGTGAGCGTTACCGTCCCGTAGAACCCCGAGCGTGAGGACTCGACCAACAAGCCGGCAAATCCGATTTCTGCCTCTCGGGTTTTGCCACCGCGCGGGGTGGGCTTCCTGTTTGCAGTTGAAGCGTTTGGCATGCGTCCCATTCTATCCGACTCCCCACATTGCACGAAATCAGATTGGCCACTTTCACTACCCATCAGAGCCCGGTTAGGGCTCGGCGACTTTTACGTTGCAGGCGCATGCAACCGCCGGTTCTGTTGCTCTTGGTCGTAGTCTAGCCCGAGCCGCTGGCTCCAGGTCTGTGTCGAGAGCACGCCGTTGCGGTAGGCGATCTCATCCACCGTCGCGTCCTTTGCCCGGTCGCGATGTTGGAGTGACGGCGCGGTCACCTGCACTTCAACCGCATCGCTAGCCTCGCTCGGCAAGCGGCCGGCGCGAATGGCGTTCTCGATTACCATGCGGAAGACACGACGATCCTGCTCGATCGTGGCCGCCTGCAACCGCTCAAACATCTTCACCGCCGGCCCCTCAGCAACCATCGTCGATGAGAAGCTGGCATTCGACGCGTCTGACGAAAACATGAACTCGGGCATCACGAGCCGCGCAGCAATCGCCCGCAGCTCCGCCTGCAAGATCGCGACGTAACTCGCCGCATCGATACCGGTCGCTGGAAAGTCGTATTCGAGGCCCGCCGGAGCGTCCAAGATCGTGCCAGGTCCATACTCGGTCACGCGTCGCGTCTTGCCCGAACGATCGGACCCCGCCGCGCTGGACCGATTTGCGACGAACTGCTCAACCCCGACGCGTGACGCACTGCGGTGCTTTCGTATCAAGGCTATCGCCGACTGGATCTCGGCAACCACGCTCATATTCCGCAGCAGCTTTTCGGCACGCCGCAGGTTGGCACGCACCGGCGTGTAGATCGGCAAACCTCGCTTCACATTGCGATCAACGTTCGCCTTGCGATGCTGGATCTCTTCTGGATCAACTAGCACGCCATCGACGTAGTAGCCAAGCACGTTTTCTACGTCGCGATCGTCGGTCAAGATGCCTTGACTCGTTGCCGAATCCGTTCGCGTATTCTGCGGTGTCGCGATTTGGTCGGGTTCGATGAAGCGGATCCGCGTCATCCCGACCGTGTCGGCGAAGTATCGCAGGAAGACCTCTCCATCCCGGTCGAGTCGCCGCACGATCTCTTGCTGACGATCGTGCCAGTCGTTCACAGCCAAGAATTCATCGATCAGCCTCTGAACTCCGCGAGCGAGTTCGATCGGAGCGACTCGCCCTTTACTTATCGTGGCGTGGTAGACGTGCCCCGCGCCGACGATGTAGCTGATCCGATTTTCGTGACCGTTGATCGCAAACTCATTGGTCAGCGCCAGCCGACGACACTCTTCCCGCAGGTCGACCAGCTGCGGCATCGAGAATGGGGCATGGACGCCCCCGCTAACTGACCCCACTTGAGACCAGAGCTGATCGCCATCACCCGCCAACGCCTCGTGTGGATCAACGTAGCCATCCCACATGCCGTCGAACGCCTCAAGCAGTCGATTCTCGATCCGCGTCAACCGATGTTCTGCCTCTCGGGCCGATCCGTTGTCTGTCATTGTTCTTTGACCTTTCAGTTGCTGGTTGGTGATCCTCAATCGATCTCGAATTGCCCTTCCTCTTCACGCGTGCGCCAGACATCCTCCGCAAGGCGCAACGCCATCTCCAAGGCATCCGGCCCGTCATCGTGTGAGCCGATCGGAAATTCACGGAGTTGGTCGACTAGCAACTCCGTCGAAGGGCTCCCCCGCTTGAATCGAACTCGTTGTTGCGACAGGTAAGGACCGAGCCGACGGATCCGCATGGCTTTGTTCGTCAGGTTATGGATCTCGCAGGGCGCGACACCGAGCACGCCTTGTCGGCCACATTCACCGATAAACTCGCCGGCGAGCAGCTGCTGCCATTGGTTGGCCTCGACGCCGAACGCATCCGGCCGAAAACGTTGGCACCAAGCCACTGCGTCCGCCACCATCTGAGCGGTGGGTCGTCTCTCCAAGTCGGCCTCAACGTAGAGCAGGCCATCGCTGTCGATCCCAAGCATCACCAAGGCCGAGTAGTCCCCCTGGCGGGCCTCGCTCCCTTTGCTGGGGTCTAGGGCGATCACTCGCAGTGTCAGAGCAGTCGGCCAGCTGTCGAACCAGCGAGACTCATCAAAATAAGACTCAGGCCACTCGCATCGCTCGGGATCGATTGGCGACCCCTGCTTTTCCCGTTCGAAAGCGGCCGAGCCTCCTTCGATACGCATCTGCATAAGCGTGTAAAGGTCTTCTTCATCAGGCCACAGCAGCTCGGCACCGGCATCCATTGCTTCTTGATGCTTAAGATAGAATCGCTTGGCTTCGAGCGTCGGTTCTCGACGTTGGATGTCACAATAAATCCCCTCCCACTCACGCCATCTCTCCATCTGCGTCGGCCAGCGGACGATCGCTTGAAACGTCCGAGATCGCCAACCCGGTGCCTTAGTCAACCGGATCGCCAACGCGTCGCGGTGCAGAGCGGTCGCGACGTTGATCAGGTTCGTTCGCTTCGTCCCGGCTTTGAGCAAGGCTCCCTCAAACCACTCACGGGATGTCTCCCGCCTTGCCACAGAGACGATATGCGAGTCGTTCTGTAAGTCGTCGCAGACGATCAGGGTCGGCCGCTCTGCCCGCCGACGCCGACCGCGGATCCGCTGGCCTGTGCCGAACGCCTCGATCACGACGCCGTTTCTTGTCTCGAGGCGGGCTGATCGCCACGTTGCCCCTTTACCAACCGATCCCGGGTAGGCGTCGGCCAAGCGTAGATTCTCAACCAACTCGGCTTTTACGTTCTCAAGGTGTGATTGAGCTTGTGATTTGGTATCCGAGACAATCCAGATGTATGGCTCGTCTCCTTCGACAGCGGCACGAAGCACTCCGGCAAGCGTCGCCACCGTTGATTTTGCGGCGCCGCGTGGTCCGATCACATTGACTCGTGCTCCGCGCTGGCCTCGCATCGCGTCGATTTCTCCCGCTAACCAGCGATGCAACGCGGAAGGTGCCTTCGCGAAATGATCGGGTAAGTAGGTCTGCCCCCAGGCGATGAGATCGGGGTCGTCGTCCGGCCTCACCGCCGTCGGGCGGTTGTCGAACGCAGAGACCATGGCCAATCGCAGCACCTGACCGAGACGCTTAATGATGCCGCCGTCGGAATCGCTCACGGACTCTCCTCAGGTTCGGCCGGTTCAACAACGCTTTCCGAGTCAGCCGCCGCTTGTTCGATTGCCAGGGGGTCGGCGATCGAGCCGATGAGGCCTTCTAAGATCTGGAGCACGCGATCACGATCCCCCTCCTGCTGGACCGCCCCGGCGATGCCGGAGGCCACCGCCTTGAGGAACTGCAACAAGTCACGCCGGCTGACCGCTCCCGCGGCACGCTTCGCGTAGCGTTCGGGCTGTCGTCTTTCGAGCCACCAGACGCTGGCCCGCCAGTTCTTGCCATCGCTGGCAGCCTGCTGAACCGCCCGCATATGAGCGAGCTCACAACCGGCCTCGGCCCGGCGGAATCGATTGGCAAACGCGGGATCGATTCGCATCGCCGCGTTCATCTGCTCCGCGTTGCAACCGACATACCGGGCCGCCGTTTCGCGATCACACCCCACCGAGGCGATCAACACCGCTTCGGTCTTTTGCTCATCGTTCAGCACGATTTGTCTGCCTCCACCCCGAGGTACTCGAAAGAAACTACCGCTCGCCCCGCAGAGTTGCGATAGGCGGTGAACGCTGTTCGTTTGCGAGACGCCGCTTGCCCGGTCCGTTTGACGGCAACGGTCCGCCAGAGAGTAGAGTCGCGACAATGGCGAATCAGCGCCGGGTGGCTGCTGGTCACATTCACCCGCAACCCCTCGTCACGCTGGATTTCGGCCACGGCTTCAACGGTCCGCATCCCGATGCCAATGCCCTGATAGTCCGGCAGCGTGACGATCCTTGTGAACCGTCGGCGGCCTTTCCGACCGATGATCGGCAACGTCGCGGCGAAGCTCACCGGCTCGCCATTCCAAGTCGCCAGGTAGCACTTCGCCTGCGGAGCGATCGAGCCAGTCAGATAGTGATGACGCGCAAACAGCTTCCAAGCAGCCACTCGGCAGCGATGGACCTCCAACTCGATGCTCGGTCGCCGAAGGCACCTCCGGGTGAGGTGCCCGGTCGCCATATCCAGCATCCAGTCGGGTTCAAGCCACTCCGCGATGTCGTAGTGACAACTCACGGCCACGAACCGGCACGGCAGCGAGCCCTTACGGATGCCCCTGGCGATCGCTGCGGAGCAGATCCTCGCCACGTTTCGATCGACCACGCTGGTGAACTCATCGAACACGACGACCGGCTTGGTTTGATTCTCTTGACTAGCACATGCCGCCGCTAACGAACGAGCCAAGTCGCAGCGGAACCGCTCTCCATTGCTCAACACGCTATACGGTTTCACCCACGACGGAGGCGAACCAAATCCGACCGCGGTGAACAGCTCGACGACCTTTCGCACCGGCGTGTCGCCGAAGCAATCGATGACGGCCCGATCCTCGGGCCAAGCGTCGCCCTCATACAGCTCTCCGCTGAACGCCTCGCGGGCGATGGTCGACTTGCCGCTGCCCGACGGGCCCACAATCAAGCCGATCGACCAATCCTCCTGAGCGTCAGGGACTTCGACCTCAAACGAAGCCTCCGCCCGTTCGCCCAACGGCACATCGAACATCCCGGCAACCTGCTGCACCCGGAACGATTCGTAAATCGGACAATCAACAACCACGCTTACTTGAGACATCGACTTCGGATCCGTCGAACGGACCTTCCTTATCGGTTTGGCACGAGTGTCATGAAGACGACAAGCCCAGCAGGCCTACAAGGTCAACACCCGGCAGACGTAGCCGTCCGCCCGCATCCGGTCGTAGACAACTTGTTGTTCCTCTTCGCCATTGACCTCAACGACCACCTGGTAGCTGGGCTTGATGTTGATCTCGGGCGGCTCAGGAAGGAGTGTTGCGTCAGAGACCTGCCGACTGAGGTGGCCGAGCATCTCTCGCACGGGCTCGGCCTCGGTCTCGACCGTAGCCAGCAGCTCCGCGAGTCGGCCATCATCGACGCCTGCGAGCGTCCCTAGTGGATCATGTGTTAGCAGCACTTTCTCGGCTTCGTCATCATCGAGGTCGAGCACCAGAACCGGCACCGTTGCCGAGGGGTTCTGAGCCGCTCGAAGATGCCCATCGACGATCTGCAGCTTGCCGTCAGGCAACTCGCGAACCAACAGAGCATCGGCGATACCAATTTCACTCAGCACGCCGCGCCACACGTCCTGCTGGTGCCGCGAATGGGTCCGCCAGTTCTTTGGATGAGGCACCAAATCGCCGGCTCGCACTCGACGCAACTCTTTCACGCGATCGCGGATCTTCATGGGGTCTCTCTCATTTTGGCGACGGGCAAGGGAACTAGAGCGGTTCTTCAGCGCCTCGGCGGCGGGTCAGGCGGTTCGACGTGGCTCGGCCGTGGCGGCGGCGGGTAGCCCTGCTTCGCGGCGAATCCCTTTAGCCATTCGTACATCGCGGCCCGCGCCCTTTGGTCCGCTTCCTGATAGGCCTTGAGCAAGGCCATGTAGCCGCTCCGCGTCAGCAACGTGTCGCCATGCTGATCGGTGGAAGCACGAAGGGCGTGGATCGCTTCGGTCAGGCCTCGCAGCTCGACGCGGAGCGAGGCGATCTCGTGCCCCGCCCGTTCGCTATGAGACTCCAGCAAGGTCAGACGCAGACGGTTGTCACGAGCCAGCTCATGCATCTGATAGAGCGTGCCGGCTGCCATCGTGACAATCGCCAAGGCGAGCGAGCACAGCCCACCCCAATCGGCCGGTGCCAGCCGCACCCGTTCTTTGCTGTTTGGATTTCGAACCATCGCTACCTACCCCAAGAGTTGGTCAACCATTAGTGACGCCTTTCCAAGCGGGGTGCCCGTCAGCCTCGCCCGCTCACTCGGCCAAGGAGCTGTTGGCTATTGAGGGGGGCACCCCGCACGAAGACACCTGCCGCAGGGGATCGGTCACGGCCCGGGTGCCGGCGGGATGATCGGGCCACCCGCCGATGGCGTGGTGACTCCGGCGGATCCGCCCGAGGTCGCGGTTCCATCTCGGCGGACCGCGCCGTAATAGCTCGTCAGGTTGGTCGGCCACGGGCCGATATCGGCAGGCAGTTCGGTGATCGAGATGCCCTCGGCCAACAGCTCGAGGCGATCCTCGGTAAAGACCCGATCGAGCCGCGGCACCGTATCGACCATCTCGGTCGAGGTGAAAAACTTCGACGGGTCGTAACCGGTGAGGTCAGCATCACTCAGCATGAAGCCGTCGACCATCGCCTCGTCGCGAGACTTGCCGAAGAGTTCAACCGCCATGTTGACGTAGACACGCCGCAGGTACTGCCCAACCTGCCCCGCGAATGCCGTCGAGATCTCCATCTCCTTGCGGTTCTCGGTGTGCTGCATCGCCTCGGCGAGCGAGACGAGCACCATGCCGGCCCACCGCCGCATGAAGGGGTTCCGCACCTTGAAAAACGGTACGGGGTACACGCGGAAGACCTCACCCGCCGGGCGTGAGTGGAGCGCCTCCATGTTGTCTGATCCCGGTGCAACGGCACGACCCGCCAAGATGTTCGCGGCCCGCAAGTAGAGTTTGTGAACCCGTTTGCACGTATTGATGGACGGCGGGATCCGCAGGTCTACGTCTTCGTGGTGCATCAGGTGGAACAAGTTACGCCCCACGAGCTCGACCCAGTCCAAGATTTGGGGGTTGAGGCTGCCAACATCGTTCGACCAGTTGGGCACCGCGTAGCCGGCGTCACCGAAGACGCCAACCTTGTACCAGAGAACCGCGTCCGTATTTGTCAGGGGCATTTCTTGTAAGTGGGAAGGGGGAAGTTGGAGGTGGAAATCGCTTGGCTACTTATCGCCGCCGTTGAGTTGCTGGCGGATCAACGAATCGAGGCTGGATAGCATCTCGACCGCGCCGGGGAACTTTCGCACCAGTTGCTCACTGGCCCACTGATGCGCCTTGGCAAACTCGTCGCGTTGGTACGACACGTAATGCGTCTCAGGCACAACCTGTTGCGGCGGTGGTGGCGTATCGACGGCCACCGACCGGCGATCTTCTTCAAGCCGAGAAAAAGATCGCCGCTGCCGCTTTCTCCGCCACAGTTGCGTCCCGAGCATCAACGCGGCGACGGGCACCGCTCCAACGCCGGCGGCGAGCAACGCTTCACTCAATCCCCAACGCCGCAAGTCAGCAAAGATGTTGGTGGTGACCGATGGCGTCTCAGACTCAGGCACCGCCGCGACGCCCTCTCGGACCTCGCCCCGCAGACGCTCGAACCGCTGGTCCCACCGGGCGGAAAGGTCGCGGAGTTCGTCACGGCGTGCCAAGTCCGCGGGTACCGGGGGAGTTGGTATCGCCGGTTGCTTGGCCAATTGATCGAGCCGCTGCTCGACTCCCTTCTTCCACGGATCATCAACCATCGGAGAGGTCTCGACAGGCCGGCGGTCCACCGGCTTGAGCGATCGTTCTCTCGACGGCAATCGGGCCATGATCCTGCGGAGTGGCTCCCCACCCATCGCATAGGTTTCACCCGATCGCTGCCCCCAGATCACCGCCACCAATCGTCCGGATAGATCGAACACCGGACCACCACTATCGCCGGATCGCACGGCACCGCGGATTCTCAAACTCGGCACCGAGGCTCCCTGCGCAACCGCATAACCGGCGATCGCTCCGCGGATCGACCGCAGCACACCCGTTCCGCCAAAGCCGCAAGCAATGAGATCGCCCCGTCCTGAAATACCTGCGGTCGGAACCGGTCGCCCCTTCAACAGGCTGGTCCGAACGATCGCTAAATCATGCATTCGATCGATAGCAATCACTCGTCCCGATGCGGTTTGGCTGCCTAGATGAACGCGAGTTCTGCCCGGCTCCGTAAAGAGGTGAGCACAAGTCAGAACCCAAGAGACATCTCGGTCGGTTGCGACCAGGGTTCCCGAACCAAGCGAAGCGCCCGACGCTTCTTCGTGGACGATCCGCACCGCCGAGGCGACAGCGCGACGCACCGCGTCGGGCAACGCTTTTGATTGCGGTGTCGTGGCAGGCTGTGTTGGCGGCTGGCCGAGGTAACAACCCGACGGGCCGCATTGTGACCAAGCCAGGTTAAGGCCCCCGAGCAACATCGCCAGAACGAAAGGTGGGAAAGCTTTAGCGCCCATCGGCTTACTCCCCAACCAAGGTGTATTGATATTCGTAGAAAGGGCTCCGCGCGAGGTCGGCCGGCTCGGTCAATCGATCGGCCAAGTACGGTGCCGGATCGACCCCGCCCGCGAGGCGATCGGCCATCGCACACGCTTGGCTGCAGAACGGTGGCCGCCGGCTGACCGCTTGATCCTCGACCTCGGCGGTCATCCACGCCCGCACGACCGGCAGGTGCAGCATCGCCGCAGCGAGCACCGAGCCGTAGCCGTAATCGCAGCCGGCAAGCTGCCGCATGTACCGAGTCGAAGCCGCCGCGTCGTACTCCGGCCAACGGCCGTCTGGATTCGTGCGAAACAGATCGATCCGCCCCGGGCAACGCTCGACCTGACTCGCTAGCGTCACGGCTCGGCCGCCGAACCACTCACGCACCTCCAAGCAGAACGGCGTCTCACCCCACCATGCGACCTTCGCCGCATGCGAATGCACGCCCCGCCCCGCGATCGAGATCAGGCCGCGCCGGCGGAACAACAACAGATCGCCATCGCGAAGATCGCAAGCGACATCCTCGATTCGCACCAGCTTGCGGAAAGGCATCGCCAT